CATGCTGATTACTTCTGCCGACATAATAGTCTCCTGTAGTTAATGCCCCGTTATCCTAGGTCACCCACGGGGCCACAGGTGTTACTACAGGTGTTAGTCCGTACCCCCGTAGTTCGTTGGAATGGCTTCATCGCCGTCAAAGACGTGGACTAGAAGCATGATTAAATCGTCAAAGTCTAGTAACGCATAGATACGAGAACTGTTCTTCTCCCCTATGGCTACAACTGGAACCTGTCCTTTCTTAGACCCATCTTCAGCTTGTGTATACCAATCCTTTAGGTACTGGCTTAGTTTCTCTCTGTACTTACATTCTATCCCTAGATAGGGATGCTCTACATCTAGGTCTGTCTCACGGTCAGCCACACTGATCCGTCTACCACCTGATCTGTGGGCTACCCTTCTCTCAAACCTCTTCCAGTTCTTATCCATAAGGTCTATCCGGTATCTTACTGTAGTTCTGGTGATCTTTCTTCCATTGGCTTGATCGCATACCTTCCCATTTACGGAACATTTGGCAAGTGTAGCCTGTCCTACAGTAGTCTTCATGCTTACACCCATTACAAGGAGCACTTCTTCCCTGCTCCATGAAGATGTTGTAGCTTTCCACAGACATACTCATAGTTCAACCCACTCCTTCGGGCTATACCACTTCCAAGCATCGAGAAAGCCAACGTAGGGCTTCCCACTCTCTTCTGCAAGGTATCCCTGCTTGCTATCAGCCAGCACTACCTTAGCCTCGACAACCTTGCTTGTCTTAATGTTTTTAAGTTTAACAATCTGGCCTCTCTTCCTCAAAATGGAGCCTCACTTTTAGAAGATTCTTCCCTTCCCCTATAGGACAGAAGATTAGATTCTTCTCTTCCCTTATAGGATGGAAGATTAGATTTTGCTACTTGGTCTTGCATTAGCAGGTTCATACTGGCTCTGTCCATCCACAGATCAATCTCACACTCAGCCATATCCCAATGACGGGCTTTAGATATTGCAACGTAGCAGTCGGCTTCAAGTGGATCATCGTTATAGTACCTTTGCAGGAGTATTACATTATCCACACGGTCTGTCAACTCCCCTGCACCCCTGATCGAAAAACGGTCGATTTTATCAGTCACAGAGAAGGACTTACGAGCATGGGCAACCAAGATAATATGTACTTCCAGATCACGGGCTAGATCACAGAGCCTACATACCACATCCTTCTGTGCGGAGTAGTCATCGTTCTTAATACCTGAGATAGTCATCAGAGAATCCACAAGGATAAGGTCAGTCTCGTAGGTGTCTATAGAGTAACGTATCCCAGCCTCCAGAGTAGTCATGTCGATAGCCCCTTCCTTGTCAAAGAAGTACAGCTTATCCTTAGTCCACTGCTGTAGTTCCAGTCCATCATTGATGTCTGGTTTGGGCTTTAACGAGGATTGTCTCCAGAGTCTAACTAACTGGGAACGAGGGGACATTTCTAAGGACACAGAGAGGACTTTAGCCCCCTGAGCCATACAATTCAAAGCCACCTGACCCAAGGCTAAACTTTTTCCTGACGAGTTTACCCCACCTAACAGACTACACTCACCAGTACGCAGTCTGAACTTCTCATCCAGTATAGGCCACGGCATCTTGTAGCCTGTCTTGTCTTCCCCAAGCACATAGTAATCCATGACCTGCTTAGTGAAGTCTTCAGCAGGTCGGATGGATTGCTCAGATTCAATCTGAAGGTAGGGTGCCAACATCTCTGGAGTGAGGACAGACTTAGCCATCTATCCTATCCCTCCCTTCCATTTCCCGGCTGATGTGGTGCATATCAGACGCAATATCTGACAGACTTTCTATTGTTGCTTCAATTAAGGAGGCTGCATCGTCTAGCTGCGTGTAAGTGTTAACACGCCAGTTGTCATCTGCAATACCAAAAAAATGGTTTAAACCCCGAATCTCCCCCATTGCATCCAGCACAGAGGCTTCAAATAAAACGCTAAGTTCTCTATTTGACAGTACCTTTAACCGCCCAATAGTCGGTATCAGCAAGTGATTTTTTCCCGCCTCTCTTTGCTCTTTCTGGCTCATAATAACCCCTTAAACTGGTGTCTTTGAGTTTAGAAACGTAGATACTTTTCCAATTAACGACTGCGTACCCACGACCATGTGCCCTAACTTCAGCAATAGGTGGTTCCACAGCATCAGAACCAAACCTGTTGATACTGTAATCCAGAACGTCATGGAATTCAACCCTTTTCGCATCGCGGGTTTCGTTCTTGTCATCCATGCCCTGCACGTTGAGGTAGGTCTGCCAGCATTTAGCCAGTGCTGTTTTCCTTTCATACTCTGGCACTACCAGTTGACGTAGGCGACCAATATTGTTTACAATTCGATGCAGGTACATTTCCTTGTCGAACCATCCAAGTTTTCGCCTCTTCACTATGCAGTCTCTCTCTACTCCCTGCACGTGCTTGATTATTAGCTTTAGCGTCTTTCTCGCTCTGCTCATTCATACCTCCTATTGTACGATTTTTATTATTATGGGTACATATACCATAAGGGATACATTATATATCCACTAAGGGGTATATACAACCACAGGAAGGCGTGGGAAAATGCTCTATCGGAGTCACCCTATATGGGGAAACACAATGACTATATTAGTAACTCTTACCGCTGATCTTGAGTGTGGTGAAGGGGATGTAAAATTACGTACTGTATTTGACGAGTTAGATGGACTGACAAGGGCCGATGTTCTAAAGGATTGGATAGGTGAACTAGAGGTATTGTATAATGATGCACTGCGTGATTGGGCAGTAGAAACGGAACCCTACAGGACCGGGTCTTTGGTCCAAACGCCTTGGGGGTTCGCTACACTGAACGTGAAGGAGAAGGTTAATGGCTAGAGTTAAACTAAATGATGGTAGCGGTCACTGGATTGACGGTGATGGTGAGTTGATGACCACAGTACACACATCAATGGGTTGGTTAGTCCTACCAGACAGTTATGAAGTCTTAGACCACGCAGATGAGGCACCAGATGACGGGCTTGACATGACTATTCTGGTTGAGGTTAAGGTACAATCTGCTGATTTTACTGAGACTATATAAGCATTTACTTATGGACATTTACCTTTATAATCAAGGAGATAAGCGAGAAAGCCTACTATAGTATAGGGACATGAAAAGCCGGAGGTTGGGCCGGAAAAGAATAGGGATGGTGGAACCCGCAACCCACAGAACCCACTACTTTACACACCGCTTTGACAGGGGGCGGTTAAAACACGGGTACAGTGATATATAGTAAAATCCATGTTAGCACATGCCGTGACAACAGATGTAATGTACCAAGTAGTATTTTTCTGACAGTGTATGTCACTATGCCCTGTCAAAAAGACACTTATGCCTAAATGGGAACCAAATAAAAGCTACACAGAAGACGCAGTAGATTGGGTCTGGACAGTTCTACGTGCCAATGCTGGTCCAATATCCTTTGAGTATCTACTGAAACGTTTCACAGGACGGAGGGACTTATATCGTAGGTCTGATCCACAGGACAGATTGCACAGGATAATTGCACAATGGAACATGCACGAGGCACAGGACGGGATGATTCGCAAACGAAAAAGCACAGGCGAGCACACAGGCGACAGCGAAACCTAGTCCAAAAGGACAACCCCTATAAGGGGTATAAACTGAAATCAGCTACAGAATATAAACGCAACAAAAGGGTTGACACTGAACTAGACTAGCTGTATTGTTAGCTGATGATTAAGGTTAGCGTTATGACGGGAAAACTGGTTGAGATACCAGCTATCAATACCAACACCCTAACTAACGAATTCTGTCAAAAAATGCACAGTAGTTGTGAAAAGTGTATCTGTTGGGATTGTTACAGCTACGCAATGTTAGAGGGTAGCCGGAAAAACTGCCAGCCAGCATGGGAACACAATAGTCTTTTGTTAAAATCGGGACTACTGTCTGAAATACCACGGTTTAACAGTCTTTATGTTAGGTTTGACGGACACGGAGAATTAATAAACGAAACACATTTTATTAATTACCTATTAATCACAGATCATAATCCAAAAACCACATTTTCACTGTTTACTAAACGCCACAAGCTAGTTAAACGTGTACTGGAAACACGGAAAAAACCACAGAACCTAATACTGGTGTACTCTAATCCGTTAGTGGATAGGATCACGGACAAAATACCCTACTATTTTGATAAGGTATTCAATACCACTACAGAAAAAAGCACACGGGATAATTGCACAGGTAGAAAATGTATCGAGTGTCTAGCGTGTTATCAGTTTGACGGGAATTCTGTTTTAATTGAACAGAAAAAGAAAAGAGCATAAAAAAACCCCGCCGGAACGGGGTTAATTTTAACTGGATTTACTTTTTCTTTTTCCACTCTATTTTAGCTATGAATACTAAGCCATCAATTACGGGTTGAGAATCCCAAATTTTATAATTTGTTTTATCCCATTTTCCCGGAACTAAAAATAAATTGGCAGATTCTGAAACAAAAGAGCCGGAATCTTCACGTTTTCTGATTTGGATTTCTTCGTACAGGTTAGGACCACAATTCCAACCTATACCTGAAGACAGAAACCAGTGAAATTCCTTTACCTTTTTAGGATCATCTAAATCCCAACCTGCTTTAATTCCCGGATAAAGAGTAAGGAATCTTTCAACATTTTCTTTAGTTTCTTTAGGCATGGAAAATCCTCGCTGTTTGCACAGCAGTTAATACGTCTGAATTGTAAAAGAGCGCGCTCGAGGTCGAGCACAAAATGCGCGTTAGCGCATCCTTTATTTTGACACAGGTAAATAATTTTATCTAGCCCAATTCTGTACCATTGCACAGAAATAGCACAAGTTGTATTTATAGGGTCATAAATAAAATTTATCACAGCACGACACAGAAGCACAGGGTAATATAATAATATAAGGAAATTCTAATATTCAGATCCAAAGTTTAGAAATTTCAAATATTATAATATTCCAGAATTAAAATATAATAAAATGCTAATATAGCCATTTTAGAATATAACCAAATTCTAATATAGAAAAAAATTAGAATTTAATTAAATGCTAATATTCCAGTTAAAAAAAATGCGCTCAATTAAGAGCGCTAATTTGCTAGCGTCGGAGGTGCCAGCTAGCGGTGGCAGTTAAAGAAAAAGGATTAATAGTAGCAAAAGGATAATTATTATTACCCGCATAAGGTGACCAGAAAATATAGCCAGCCAACTAATTGAATTATGTTGAGTGTTAGAAGAAAGCCAATCATAAAGTCTTGAAAATAATCGGCCATTGTGAACTTTTTCAAACCAATAATATCTTGTTTAATAATCATGCTGCCAACCTTAGCTGAACCGCTTCCCGATTTAGTGCGAATTGATAGCATAATTGCTTAGTGTTACCAATTGCGCCAGTTAGCGTCGAATTAACCCTAGCTGAACCTAGTTGAGAATGATGATTGACATTAAAACGGTCTGCAATCCAGATAGCTTCCTGAAATGCGCCATACCAGTTTTTATGCCTAGCATCGCAAGCAACCATTGCACCCTTATCAGAATCTTGTGCCAGTGTTAGATAGCGGTTTAATGTTTCCTGATTCTTAGAAAAAAGTTTGTCCCGTTTTTCCCGACTAGCTTCCGTTGTGGTTGGATAGCATGGGAGTCTATCCCAACTACCAAGACCGCCCCGCCTAGCGGGAAATAGGACATTCTTAAAATATTCTTTTTTCTCATTTTGAGTACATTCAGCGTCAACTAGTGCTTGGATTTCTCGCTCTTGCTGTGCAATGTTGATTCTATCCAACATACCTTGAGCAAAGGCAATACTTGGCAATGTATGCTTGTGATTAACTGTACCTAATTCCCAACTAGTTGAACTAAGCATATGACGCCAAGCATTAAAGCAAGCTAAATCCCATGGGTTAAGACCGCCTTTTGTCGAGACTCCGACGCCAGTTAGCAATAACAGATAGTTATCAATTATTGCGTCTCTGACTTGGATACTCTGATCTAACTTAATCCGTGCGAATATCTTTTTGCCGTCCTGAACAACGCCAGCCATTGTTAATTCTAGCTTGTGGTGTTCAGCTAACTTTAAGAATATTTCGTAGAACGCGCGTGGTTGATGCAGCTTATAGTCATTGCCAACTATAGATAAATAGTTGTCTTGCCTATGCCGTTTAATCAATTCTTGCGGTTCAGAGTCTGGATTGTCCTGATTCCACTGTTCACGATAGGCATGATTCTTGTATCTGATATCTTGCGTATCTTGGCGAATAGCAACAATAGAATCTGAATCCGGCAATTTACGTGGTGTGATAGTAATCAGTTTCTGATTGCGTTTTATCTCTTTCCCAAATTCATCATATATGGGAGTAAGACCGTATTCAAAATTCAATTGTGATTCATCTAGTGATTTTTGAATGTTGCTAGGATCAGATAGTGTAATTACATCGCGATACCAATTGTTAATCCCGGAAGTATCAGAGGTTGCGCCAGCCGTTATAGATTGGCTATTTTCAATTAAATATGACATGAATATATCCCTCAAAAGGATTACCTATAGATAAGCCTATAGGCTTACTCGTTTATCCATGTCACTTTCCGGTCTGCGGTGTGCGTCGCCAGAAGCTATTTCCAGTTGTTTAAATAGGCCGTTATAACCTATCGCAAACTTACGACATTTACTGGCTTGTCCATTACCAGTGTCTTAAATATAAATGATATCGGCGGAAAAGTAAAAGCTAGTTTATTTACCTAGTCCTATGCTCGTTAACATATGTATGTAGAGAAGTAAAGCTATTTATTATGTAATGGTGTATTGACAAACTGAATTTTCTCAGTATCGGATATAGTAGGATCACACAACTACGCCACGATAATTGTCCAAATGTCAATACAAATATTCTTATAGTCTAGGCTCGAATCATAACTATAAGCATAATAGAATATTAGAATATGCTAATGCGGGTATGTTACTATATTAGAAAATACTGATGTAGGCCCCACCCCCTTTTATTTTATAAAAATATTCGAATATCCTCCACACTCACCGATGGGGGGTATAATCATCCATAACACTAACACATTGATAATAAAGGAATAATAAAATGCCAATAGGACCAAGAGGAGAAAGACTGCCTTATAACGGCAACGGTGGGCCAGCTATGGGTGCTGGACCCGGACCAGACCTACCTCCTATGAACCCCGGAATGGGTGGCGGAAGAGGCCCAGACCTACCTCCACAAGGTGGAGACATAATGGCTGCTAAACAGAGACTTATGCAGATAGTTGCTGAAGCAGAAGCTATTCTCACACAGCATCCAGAACTTGCTCAGGAAGCGGTGGGTGGTGGTGCTGTAGGGGGAGCAGGGGGTGTTCCTCAAACGCCCGTAGCAGCCAATACAGGGCCTCCTATGCCGGGACTCATTGCGTGAGAACTGAGAAACAGGAGGCTTTTATTGAGTCCTACTGCCAGACGGGGAACGCTACGAAAGCAGCGATACAGGCAGGGTATTCGCAAGCGACTTCTAAACAGCAGGGCCATGTACTCAAGAACAAGTTTGCGAAAGAGATTGAACAGCGCATTAAGAAGATGGTACAGGACGCAGTTCCTGCTGCGGTGAGTCAGATCAGCATCCTTGCCCAGACTGCCACCAGTGAGCAGGTGAGGCTCAATGCAGCCAAAGATATACTGGACAGGGCAGGTCTTAAACCTGCTGACAGGATAGAGCAGAGAATCTCCCATGATGACAAGTCTATCGATGAGTTGAAGAGGGAACTTGAGGCGCTTACCGGGACTACTGAGATTGAAGAAATACCCGAACTGGTGAACTGATGCCTCACAGGAAGGATCATAAGAGGGGTTTAATAGGCTCTACCTACGACCCAGCATTGGGAGGGGCTAGTCCTCCCAACTACCAAGCCTTGGGCTTAGTCCCTGAAGAGCCTGTAAGCCTGTTTAATACAGAGTTTCTTACTGACGTAAAATATGACCCAAGGTCATACAGGGTTCCTGTAAACCCTGATCCCAGTCGTTACCCGGCAGATATATCTGAGGTTAAGTTTGGTACTGCTCTCCCGGACAGGACCGCAGTAGAGGATATGGTATTAGAGGCTTCCAGCATATCTGGGGTAAGACCTGAGTATACAGAGGGGCATAGAACAGAAGAGCAGAACAGGTTAGTAGGTGGTCATACAGAGTCAAAGCACCTTACAGGGCAGGCATTTGATCTGGCGATATCAGGGAACAAGGCTAGAGACTTGATTTATGTGAGGGAGTTGCGAAGGTTGTTTGGACCACTAGGCTTTAGCGTGGTTTTAAAATCAGATCACATTCATCTCCAGACACCTCCACCCGGTACCGAACTGTTGTCTAATTCATCTTGGAGTAACTAATGCCCATCCAAAGATGCGAACTAAAAGGCGGTAAGAAAGGATGGAAATACGGGAAATCCGGAAAATGTTATGCAAGTAGAAAGAGCGCAGAGAGGCAGCAAAAAGAAATTCATGCCTCCGGCTACAAAGGAAGAACTAGAAGAAGCAGTTGAAATAGCTAGAGCGATAAGACAGCGGGAACGATACAACAGGATCGATACCTATGATCCGTACC